AGGGCGGAGAGAGTTTCTTTTCGGACTCCTCAGTTTTCCAGCTGAGCAAGCCCCTTTGGTCGTTACAACAGGACATATTGCGCTCTTCCAAGCAACCGTTGTCCTCCCCATGATCGTAGGTTTTTATTTCACACCCGGAGGAAGACGATGATAGATAAAGATTGTTTGATAGGCATAGGAGGAACGCTTGCAACTTTTTCAGGTTCTTTGCATGAAGTTGTCGGAGTGGTAGCGGGTACGTTGACCATCATATTCATGGGTGTAAAACTTTGGCAGGAGTTCAAGAAGCGCAAATGAGCAGATACCGTTCATATGGAAAGCTTGACGATCAAGTACTCAGCGAAGGGGATCGTGGATTTCGTGGTATCGATTCGTACCAGGAGAAGACTTCGCTCGAAGGTGGATTCGTGGAGACTTCCGAGAATATGCGATTGGTTGGTGACTTGGCGGAGACACGCAAGGGTATAGACTTCCTCGCTGGCGCAGTTACGCTTACTTACTCAGCGGGGGTTGACCAGGTATTTGCATCCACGCTATTCAGCGACCCCGCAACTGGCGTAGAGTTTGTCGTAGTGGCAACCAAGGACAAAGCGATCATATGGAATGACGCAAACAATTCGGGCATTGCGATTGATTATCCCGGGTCGGAAGTAGTCGCTACCGCAGACGGAGCGAGTTTCGTACAATCGATGGAGAAGTTGATTTTGTTTCGTGGCAAGAACAAGACCCCACTCGAATGGGATGGGGACTATTCAAGTCCGACTGATTTCGTGGTAAAGGCAAACGCATCACCAGGTAGCGGAAATATACAATGTCCGAATACCGACTATGGAGTATTCTTCCGCAACCGACTTATCATTCCACAACCTACTGATTCCAAGTACTCGATCTTGATGAGTAACTTGTTGGATACGGACGTCTATACTCCGGGTGACGCGCAATTCAGAATCAACAAAGGTTCAGCGGATTTCCTCGTAGGCTTTTATCCGTACCAAGAAGACCAGTTAATCGTGTTCATGCGTAATAGCATTCACATGATAAACAACATTGCGACTGTAAGTGCCGCCAATACTTACGAGATCACCCGTCAGCATGGATGCGTAGCTCGCAAGAGTATCGCTCAGTCAGGCCCGCAAACCTTCTTCTTGAGTGATAACGGAGTTATCGTCCTTAGTCCCGGTACTGATCCTGCGAAGGGATTGGGGGTCGCAATCAGCAAGGTTACCGGAGAAACGATTCCGATGACCCGTCAGATTCAAGATCAATTTGAGGACGTGAACTTCGCTCATGCGGACAAAGCGTGTGGCGTGGTGTATGACAATCGTTACATTCTTGCTTGCCCAACAGGGAGTAGTACTGTTCCAAACAAAATTTTTGAGTACAATTTACTTACTTCGACTTGGACTAGTGTAAATTCTTACCCCGCAATGGCAGGAAGCTTGGCATTCCACGTGGATGATTGGGTGATTTGTTCGCATGGTAGCAATCCTACGAAACGCAGATTGTTCGCTTGCAACGATACGGGATGGTATCTCATGGAAGAAAACGCTACTGACGATAGTGGACGCAAGATCGGTAGTTCGAGCGAGTCAGGCACTACCGCAATAGCGGGAAAACTCGTCACTCGCGCATATACTTTGGGCAACCAAGAGGTCAAGCGTTGGAGGCGCGGACAACTAGGAGTCAACACGGTTAACAACGATGCGTTCAACATCAAGGTCAATACGCTCGATCCTGACGCTTCAACTACCGTCCTGAGTCATACCGCAAGTGGGACTGAAGAAGCCCTTCTACGCTTCGGTACGGGACGCACAAGAGGGTATGGCGCGCAAGTCGAGATAAACGTTACTGCGGGCAGACCAAGCTTTAGACACGTCTCCTTGGATGCGATCCAAGATGGACTCAATATGCGAACGGAGGTTGCGTAGATGGCAATTACCGCATCAGTTACAAGGGGGTTTACGTACGCTACGGGAGTGGAAATCTCGGCCTCTAATCTAAACGAACTAGGCACACCTACGGTCACGGTTGCAACTCCCATTGCAGTATCCAACGGAGGTACGGGGAGTGCAAATGCGAGTGACGCTCGTACCGCATTGGGTCTAGGCACGATTGCCACGCAAGCCGCCAATGCGGTTGCGCTGACCGGAGGCACGATAAGCGGGACGATAATGACTTTGCGATCCTATGCGGTGAGCGGAGTACCCTCTGCAAGTCCTGCCGGACAAATGATATACGTGACGGATGGAAACTCAGGCGCGGCAACGGTTGCGGTATCTGACGGATCGAATTGGAAAGTAGTGGCATTGGGAGCAACGATAAGCACGTGAACGTATTACTCAAAGCGCTTGGATTATATGAGAAGATCGGAACGGATCTTTTCAAGGACATTGCGGTATACATGGACAGGGGATACGTGTTCAAGACTCCGCATAGCTTGCTCTTGGGCAAAGCGGTAAGACGCGACCAGGGCAATCCTGACGCTCAATGGGACGTAAAAGACCCTGATGCATGGTACGTAAGAACCGCAGTAGGTGATGGCGCGGTAAAGGAATTTATAGAACGCATACCTTATGCACTGCCGCACGTCGGATGGATGAGGCACGTAAAGAACAAACCAGTAAAATATTTTAGTTACGATCAAGTAAGGAGAAGAATGCTATGAGTAGTCCCGATATCAATTATCCTGATCAACCTTCCTATGGCGAGGGGATGGCAGAAGCGTTAAAGGCGCAAGCCGAGTTCCTTAGAGGAACGGGTGACTTTGCAGACGTAGGTAGCTTGGAAAGCTTGTTACCGCTTGAGGAGAGCATCCGCAGGAAAACTGCGCAGACGGATACGGATATTCTCAGGCAGACGTTACAGGGTGAAGAAAAGTTTCAAACTGCGGATGAGCAAGGCAGGGTGATTCAAGGGTACACAGACGCAGGCCCAGATGTTGTTACTATTGAAAACGAGGCTGATCAGTATGAACAGTATGTTCGTAACAACCCAGACCTATTAAGTTCCTTCAACAACCCACAAGGTGATTTTGAGCAACAGTCGGCTTCACAAGGTATTGCTGCATTCGGGAAGGCCCATTACCAAAAATTTGGAGAGGCTGAAAACCGTACTCTTCCAGAGATAGGCAAATCCTACAATCGAGACGGTTCTGAGTTTGTTCGCCAAGCAATAATGAGTGAAGCGGGTGCATACGCACCGGGACAAGTTGTTAGGCAAGGAAGGGGCATGGTTGACCTCTTAGGCGACACCCGTGCAGTCCAAGAGTTTGATACCAAGACCGCAACGCAAGCTGACGTAGATGCGGGACTTGCAGACGAGGTTGGAGAGACCTTTGTCACGCAAAGAGACACTACTAGACAAGCGGGGTTTGACGATCAGGGACAATTTCAAGGTCTTGCCGCAATGGCAGAGGACATTCAACGAGGCAATCTTTCCCGCCAACGCGAAGCTGACTTGCAAGACGTGTCCCGCTTATCCGGTCTGTACCAAGACATCATGGAGGATTACAAACCAGGCACGCAGACTGCGATGCAAGGTGCGAAGGATCTTATCGAGGAACAAAAGGGCAACTTGATGCGTGACGTCGGAATATCCGACCCTGCCCAAGTAGCGTCCCAAGGAGTCCAAGCAGATCCGTTGCGCCAAGGACTCATGACGCAGGCTCAAGAAGCGCTTGGTCAGGGACTGACTGAGCGTGAAAGGCGCGAGATTGCGGAAGCTGCGCGAGCAAGGTCTACCCTCATGGGTCGTACCTTCGATCAATCTAGCGCAATACAAGAAGCGGAAGCTCGCGTACTGGAGGACAATCAGAGAAGGATGCAGAACCGCGCATTCGCACAATCCGTACTTGGGCAGGAAGCGGGCATACAAACTGCGGACGATACCCGTGCGATGGGTGCGGATCAATTCAACGTAGGTACGAAGATGGATTCTGAGAGACTACGCGAAAGCTTGCGTATGCAAGGACTCCTCGGATACCTCGATGCCGCTTCTAGAATCCAGCAAATGGAAGATCGCGATTCGCTCGATCCGTTCCAAGCGATACTGGGCAGAGGAGGAGGAACGGCATTGCAACAAGGACAAAGCGTATTTGGACAAGCCGGATACGGATTACAGTCTAGTCCGCAATACTTGAACCCGGAAGCGGGCTTGGGCTTTATACAGAACCAGGCAACTAATGCCGCAAACTTGGCTATTGCTGACCAAGCGGCAAAAGCAACTGCGCAAGCGGGTATGTTCTCGGGCTTGGGTTCGCTAGGTGGGGGACTAGCAGGAGGTATTGGTAAAGCTGGTAGTGTAGGTACATTTTTCTGCTGGGTAGCTCGCGAGGTTTACGGAGCGCATAATCCCGCATGGTTGCTTTTCCGAGAATGGATGCTCAATGATTCACCGGGTTGGTTCAGAACAATCTATATCAAATTCGGAGAACGCTTTGCAAAGTTCATCTCGAACAAACCACGCTTGAAAGCACGCATCCGCATATGGATGGATTCTAAAATCAGGAGATAACAAACTATGGCTACACCATTTTTTCGAGGGAATTACGGATCAGCGCTATCACAGGTCGATACTCGACCAATCCTAGAAGCGGGACGCGCTCGCGGACAAATGTTCGAAGAAGTCGGGGGCATGATCAAGGAGTACGGGTTGAATAAACAGAAGCGCCAGGTACTGACCGATAGTATTGAAGGTACGCTTAATCTATACCCCGAGTATGCAGTCCAACTAACGTCAAGCGGGGACGAGACTTCTGATAAAAAGAATCAAACGACTTTGGATAAGCTCGCCAAGGGTGAACTTGGATTGTCAGCGCTTGAAGGATTGGCAGGCAAACTCGCATTGATGGAGAAGAAGGATTTAAAGGATCAACAAGAGAAAATTGCCAACCAAAACGCAAGGTTGTTAGACGTGAATATAGCCGGGAAAGAGCAGGCTCTTAAAACTGAAAAAGAATTAGCAGCTATTCAGAAAAGAGATCAAGTTAATAAAGATAAATTTTTAACATCAGCAAAAACTACCTTGAACGATCTTATTGCTAAGAAAGCGTCAGGAGTTCCCTTGAAAGATTTTAGTGGATTCGAGAAATTTATATTGTCGCGTTCTCTGCAAATACGTAGCGGAAATATTGATCCAAAAGATTTTATTTTCGACCCCAAGGACGCATTGGATTTGGGTATTCTTGAGCAAGAATACGAATCATTAGCACGTAAAAACGTAGAAGAGAAAAAAGAGTCTGTGCGTCCACCTGAGTTCATAAGTAAAGATAAGGCGCAAGAGTACGCTCTAAATCTACCCGAAGGGTTTTCAGCAGAAATCATACCTGACAAAGATGGATTTGCGGTGAAATTAAAAATGTCTGAGAAAGAAAGGGTTGAAGCATTTACTTCTATACCTGGATTCCCAAATTACGGTGTGGTTGGTGCGTATGTTTACAAGAAAGATCCTGACAAAAAAGAAATTACAAAGGTTGGGACAGAAGTTATTGGTCAAAATGCTGATCTCTTGTTAAAAGTTATTGATAAGCTAGAAACGTCAGACGTGCAAAGGTATCGGGCTGCTCTTGCTATCGGAGAGGTAGATGAAGATGATGGTGAAATTACTTTTCAAAGCGAGAAAACAGGTGAAATGGTTTCAATTCCGATAAACTCGGTGCTACAAAAGAAGATAGACGAAATAAGTAATTATCAAGATATGTTGAAAAAAGTTGTTCCTAATTTAATTGACATGAGAACGCGCTGATGAAGATCATTCAGGTATTAACGGACTCGGGGCTTAAAAATGTCATTATTGATGGAGATGAGCCAACTCCAAATGATATGGCAAGGATGCGTGAACAGTTTCAATACGCACCACAAATGCCAACGAGCGATATGGGAGGCACGCAAACCGTTCCTATGCAACTTGCTCCCGTACCACAACCCGAAGAACCCGAAATACCTGAGCTAAAGCCGGAATACTTAGAACCCGATCAAGCAAGATTAGCTGAACGAAAAGGCAAAGCGTTCGAGCAAATCGAACAAGCGTACAAGGAAGGAACGGGCGTGCAAACGCAAATACCTGACTATATGAAAGCTCGCTTTACATCCAAAGGGCCAACCATAAACGAACGAATCTTAGGCGGAGGGGTAGGCAGATCAATAGCAAGTGCTGAAGCTTTTGCAGAGGGGTTACTTGGAGATTCCGAACGTGCAAAAAAGATTGATGAGAATATTGCCAATATACCATACGAGCCTGGTGTGGCAGGGATGGCAGAGCGTATCGTTCAATTTGTAACTCCATTACCCGTTGCTGGTCAAGCAGCCCAGTTGACAAAACTAGGCCCGCTTGCAAAAACTGCAATGGGTTCTGCGCTAGTAGGAGGAACAAGTTTTAGTGGGCAACAAGATCGACTTTCCGATCTTGTGCAAGAGCATCCTCGCTTGGCAAATCCGGTGACTGAATACTTGGCAACCGATCCCGATGATACTTTTGCCGAGGGTAGATTGAAAAACGCATTGGAGTTTGCGGGTCTTGATGTGGCGGTTGTCGGCCCGTTCATGCTTGCCTTGAAAGGTCTTAGGGGTGTCAAAGCGGCAGGCAAAGGAGGGCAAAGTGGTGGAGAGATTGCAGATCAACTTAACAAACAGGTCAAGAAAGCAAACCTTAATCAGGTTGTTCGTCCTCCGGTTAACGGCAGGGTCGAAGTTGCGCATTCGGGTGCTATGCAATTGCCTGATAAAGTTGTTGAGCAAGCAGGCAGAACATTATCCAGAGTGTTTGATGGAGTAAATGCAGTTCGAGAAGCACCTATTTTAAGGGTCGGACTAGGTGAAAAAGCTATTCGACCACTTTCCTCACGTGTAGAGGAACTGAGTCCATATTTTGCTAAAAATCTTACACGTTTTGAAGTTGAGCAAAATGTATTGAGGAATGATTTCCTACAAAGAGTAAATCCGTTTTTGGAAAACTATGGAAACATGACTAGCGCGGACAAGAAACTGTTTTCTAGACACGCTTTCAATAGTGATATCATTCCTGCCCGAAAAGTTCTGAATAAGTACTCAGGCAAGAAGGGCATGGATAAGATATTAGATAATTTTGAAGACATGAGAACCGTGTTTGATGACTTGCAAAAAATGGCAAACGACAACGGACTCAAGGTTGAATATACCAAGCACTACTTTCCAAGAATGCTTGATGATTATGATGGTTTTCTAAAAGCAATTGGGAAAGACCCCGATAAGAAACTGGATGATGCGTTTCGTAAAGCGCTTGAAGATGCTTTGGGCGAAAAACAAAAGGCTCTTGCTCAACAAGCAGCGGTACTTGACAGACCACTCAAGCAAGCAACTTCTCTTACAAAATTTGAAAAGCAAGAAGTCGCAAGAAAATTTCTAGATTCACAATATCGAGGACAGGGCAAGCAAGGTTACCAAATGAACCGGGTAATAGATAAGATCGATGAGAAATATATGCCTTATTATGGTGGGTTTGGATCAAACGTTCAAAGGTATATCAATAACCTAACGTATAGGGTCGCCAAAAATAGGTTTACCGGGGATTCCCCCTTAGCTCCAAATGGTGGATACAAGAAGGAAGTTACTGAAAGAATGGCAGATGGTAGGTTGCGCCCAGGAGAAGCGCAAGAAATCGAGAGGTTGTTTGACGTGAGGTTGCGCGGTGGAGAACAAAGCGTAGGTGACGGATATAGAACACTCGCAAACATCACTTACTTGTCTACCATTGGTAATCCCATATCTACAATTACCCAAACCTCGGAAGCATTTTTAAATGCCTTTCGGAATGGGGTCTTTCATACTGCAAAAACTGCTGGCAAGACAATGAAAGGTACGGGTATAAGGCTCAAGGATCTTGATTTAGAAGTCATTGCAAAAGAAATGATTGATCCTATTGCGACAACTACGGGACGTGGTTTTACGTCAAAACTACAAAAGGGAACTCGCAAGTTTCTTGATTTTGCTTTGGACAAAAGTTTGTTCCGAAAAATGGACTTCATGATGAAAGAGTCCAATCTAAACGGAGCAATGTCAAAAGCTCAGCAACAACTCAAGAACCCAAAATCTGCCGAGTACAAGGACTTCGTTGCGAAACAATCCAAATTTTTTGAGGGAGAAACGCAAAACTTGGTAGATGCGATTAAGAAGGGTGACATAAATGATCCCAACGTTAAGAATTTTTTATATGCAAAGTTGGCACGCACCCAACCCATATCCCTGTCTGAATATCCTGAGTATTACATAAAGAATAAGAATGCCAGGCCATTCTACTTCCTTAAAAGTTTCGGACTGAAACAACTTGAAACTACAAGGCGAGAAGTGCTTAGAAAAATTTCAAGTAGTAACGCTCAGGAAGTAAGAGAGGGTATGAAGCAGGGCATACGATTGTCAGTTTTGTTTGGTGGCGGGATAACCGGAGTCAACACGGTGAAAGATTGGTTGCTTGATAGAGATGACAGACCGGGTATGTTCGAGGGAAATCAAATGCCAACAAAAGAAAGACTAGCGAGTAATGCGATGGATGGCATTTTAACTCTGTTTGGATTAAGTAAGTACAATACATACAGGATCAAAGATGATACTGGTAAAGGAGTTATTGAAGTGTTTATGCCTCCGCGATCATTTGAGGTATTGGATGGCATTGGTGGTCTTTTACAGGGTGATCCTTCTAAGCTCGGAAGAACGTTGGAAAAAAGCTTCCCCTTGGTGGGTAAGATACTTAGCGAGCATTTTGGATCTGCCGCTGCTTACAAGCGCAAGAAGCGAATAGAAAAGTACAAGCAAAACAAACGCGCATTGGAACAGTCCTTGGAAGTTCCGAGCCTTGAGATTGAAGGGATCGACTTAGACTAACCGATCTTGACAACCAGGACAACTAACCCTACTATCAATTTATAAGTTATTGTTCTAGTCCACAATATACTTGTTTAGTTCGCTGCTGGGGACAGTAGCACCAAGCGGGGGAAACCCCGCTTTTTTTTGCGCTAATTTCAAAAAACTCTTGACTGACCAATCTCTATCAATATGTGTGTTTACATGACTAGACAATGCAATGACTTATTTAGGGACTATGAATTTAACCGCTTACCTATTGGCAAACAAGCGAGTGATGATACGAAACGCATGGTAGTGGTAACGATGAGGCGCGTGCTTGGGAAGTACGTGACCAATCCTGACGAGCGACCATTGACCATCTTTGCGAAGCAGAAGAACGGACTCAGTCTTCCAGAGCATTATGCAAAGAACTACTCTGCAAATGACGTGCGTATTGCTCGTAGCATATTCTCGAAAGGATGGATCAGGTTCTATGAGAAGCAAGGAGTGGACGTATCGTTGTTTTCGGACTGGGTGAATATGCAAGTAGCTTGCAATAAGGTTAAGCGCTTCTATGCGGACGAGAGGGAACGCATGGCCATTGAGAGAGTATGCGGAGCGCTCAAGGATACGGACGTGGAATTGTATAAAGCGTATGCGTTGGCATATGGACTCGGTCTGCGTAGCTCGGAGATCCAACGAGCGAAGTACGGAGACTTTTGGGAGACTGCGGAAAACAAGGTCATTCGCATATGGTCGCCCAAGGGTGTGGATGATGGGCAGATTGACGGCATGGGATACCAGGACAGACCATGCGATCCGGCATGGTGGAATGAGATCATGAGTTTTAAAACGTCGGACGATGATTTAATAGTTCAAGTGCAGGAAGACCGCATTACCCGCGAGTTCCCCAAGATGCTTAGAGAACTATGTGGAATAACCGCTAGACAACCCGTTCATCGCTTACGCAAGTATGCAGGGCATCGAATAATGAAAGCGCATGATGACAACCCATATATCGCCAAGGAAGTGCTTGGACATTCAAGTGTCGAGTTGACTACAAGAGTTTACGTAGGAATGCCTACGATCAAAATGGGAGTGATCCCGCAAAATAACTAATAAAAAAAGGAGAAAACATAACATGGGATTCTTAGATAATATAAAGCCAAGCCCATCCGGTGGATCGGGTGGAAGTTACATGAAGTTCGTCCAAGGGGAGAACAAGTTACGCATAGTCGGAGGGTCAGACACCGACCCTCCTGGGTTCATCCAAGGAATGATTGGGTGGACAACCGATGACGATAATAAGCGCAAGCCTCATCGCTGGAAGATTGGCGAAGAAGTACCAAAGGTCACGTTTACGGACAAGCCCAAGGAGTTCTTTACCTTTGTGGTTTGGAACTATGCTGAAGAAGCGTTGCAAATCATGGAACTTACGCAAGCCGGGCTAAAGGAGAAAATCATCGAACTTGCGAAGGACGAAGATTGGGGTGACCCAAGGAAGTATGACATCAGCATAATTCGCAACGGTGAGGGTATCGAAACTAGTTACGTCCTCACTCCCAAGCCTCACAAGAAACGTAGCGATGAGATAAATGAGGCAGTAGCTTCAATGAAGGTTAACCTCAATGCTCTTTACGAAGGGGGAGATCCTTTCGAGGAGCAAGAGGAAGAGGGCGGAGATGACAAACCTAGCAAAGACCCATTCTGATGTTACGAACTGATATAAGCAACTCGGGTTACCATAGCTCGGGTGAATTAAATAGGAGCATGGCTTGGCAACTCGTCAAGTCATGCCCTGCCAAGGTTTGGCATCAGATGCAAAACCCCACGCCTTCTGACGCACCGCACTTCGTGGTAGGAGGGTGTACCCATACCGCAACTCTCGAACCGCACAAGCTCGATGACGAGTATGGGGTCAAGCCTGAGAGTATCGATGGTAATTCCTCACGAACCAACGCATACAAAACGGCATTCCAAGAGATGCAAGAACGTGAACCTAACAAACGATGGTTGACCAAGAGCGATTACGAAACCTGTATGCGCATGGCGGATTCCGCAAGGGAGCATCCTTTGTTGCAAACTTACCTTGATGATCCTGACACGATTATCGAGGGTACTGGATACTTCGGGTACGAGGGCGCATCGTGCAAGTTGCGAACTGATCTGTTTAATACCAGGTCAGAGGTGGTAATCGACCTGAAGACTACGCAAGAAGGAGATCCAAAGGGTTTTCACCATTCGTGTCGAAGGTATGGTTATGATTTCCAAACCGCATTTTATATGGAAGGACTTAGGCGCATGGGATACAACCCAACGCAATTCATCTATCTATGCGTAGAGAAGTCTGCACCCTACCTGACAAGCGCTTATGAGATCGACCTTACCCAAGTGTCTCGAATGAAAGTAAAGATGGGAGAGGCGTGCAGGACGTGGGTCAAATGCATGGAGAGTGGGGTATGGCCTGGATATGGCGATCACGTACAGACGTTATCATTCGGAAGCAAAACCGCAGACTCCAATCGTTTGTCAATCCAAGAGTTGACCAAGTACTTCAACGTATCGCGCTCGTTTGTTTACAACAAAATACGAGACTTTGATTTGAAGACTGAAGTGTATGGGCGCAGAAGAACCGTTGACATGACCGAGTTCGCAAACACGCTCAATCCGAAGGAGGATAAGAAATGAGTGGCAAGGTAGTGAAGTTATTGACCTCCAAGAAAGCTATGGAACTTACCGGATATCGCTCGGTCAATAGCTTGAGGCAACTGCATGAATCCGAGGACGTGGCATTGACGTGCTACCGCTTGAAGGGCGGACGAGGACAAGGAAGCATACAATGGGCATGGAGCGAGAAGGAACTGAAAGCGTTCATGAAAAACGAAGGTAGTCATGGAGAGACTGAAAAATGGTTAGTAGATTGAAAAGGATACAAAGATTGAAGCAAGGCGCGCAGTTTGCAAAGCAACATATCGAGAATGCCGATTGGACGAATGCGGCAGTAGTTCAACAAGCGCTTATCGAGCAACTCATAGCATTGCTTGACGAGGATACTGGCGATCAGTCCGATCCTGGTTTCACGATAGCATTCAAGGAGGTTGTCGATGAGTGAATGTTATATGAATGAACACGCCCATGTACGTAACTCCGTTCTGACCAAGCATCAAGCAATCAGAATGGGGAACTCAGCGGCTTTTCCAAAGCAAGTAAATAGACACTTGGCTATAGCCGGGGCGGCAACGAACCAGCAACTTGCGCTTTCTCGGATGCTTGGGAATAAAGAGAAAGGATTACCGGGCGATATGCCAATGGACTACGACGTGGTCTTGATGGGTACAAACAATAGAAGGCTCAATCCAAACCATAAAGTTGCGCAGAACCCTAAGCGCGTCCACCTGATTGACAATCGCAAGGGAATGAGGGGTTGCCTCATTACTGATAGAATATGTGAAGCGATAGAGGAACTATACGAAAAGTATGGTAACGTAAGGTTTACTATAAATTGCGGTAATGAAGTGCAGGAGATTCGTCATGAAAATGGTTCGTTTCGTTCTATGTTTATTACGCAGTTAGCTTACGACCCTGAGCTTAACGGAGGTTCTGCTGACCCTCATGGATACAAGATCGAGGACGAAGAAAAGAAAACGAGGCTTAGGCTTGCAAGACAAGCGGAGAACCATAGAGATCCCGATAGGCTGGTCAAGAGGGGTTTACGAAAGGAGGCAAGCCATGAGTGAGCGATGCATAATAGCAATCGATCCGGGTGTGAAGGGTGGATTTTGTCAATGGATAGGTGGACAAATGATACAGGCTTGGAAGTTTACGAGCTTGTCAGACTTCACATCCGACGTGTTTGACTTGATGCACGATCCCGATTCCACGCTTGAATTCGTACTTGAGGACGTACCTCCCTTTGCGGGGAAGAACATACCATCAAGCACGGGCTTTAAGCTAGGCAAGTCTTGTGGCTTCTACGAGGGGCTTGCAAGGGGCTTGAAGATTCCCTGCCACCTCGTATCCCCAAAGACTTGGCAAAAGGGCTTGGGAGGCTTGGCAAAGACGTCAGGGGCGCAACGCAAGAGGTTGCTCAAGGATCATGCATCGAGATTGTACCCTGACCTTGGTAAAGAGATTACGTTGGCCACCGCAGATGCAATACTCATAGCGCACTACTTCGTGACGTTGGATGGCGGAGTTCGAGAATAGCTTAGGGGTAGGGAAGGACAGGGAAGAGGAGGTAATGGCATTCATGCGTAAGCATGGTCACTTCCCTGTTCCCATACCCGGATACTTTAAGGGGTATGACTTCTTCAATGCGAACACTAAGCAAGCATACGAGGTGAAGCAGGATTGGAAGAGCAGATATAGTGGTAACTTGGTAGTGGAAGTAGCATTCGGAGGAAGACCCTCGGGGCTAAGTACAACTACCGCAGATTGGTGGATCTTTCATACCGGAGAGGAGTACATATTCATGCAACCCGAAACAATCCGCAAGCTCATCAAGAAGGAACGTCTGCGCCCTGCGAAATTCGTAGGCAAGGGAGACGTAAAACAAAAGGAAGCATACCTTGTTCCGGTCAAGACGATCAAGCGATATGCGGAGAAGGTACACACGCTATGAACAGGCTCGAATGGTTATCCATACAATACGTCAAACATCCGTCAAACATCCTCGATTATCTACAGGATTACGGATTAATATCGGATAATTGTTGGCAACTGGGCCAAGTTGTCAATGATGAGGAAGCATGGCTTTTCATCGTCCGACATTGGAAAGAATTCACAAAAACACATAAATGAAAATGATTAAAAGATTGGTAAAGATATTAAACAAAATAGGTTTGCACGCCTTGTTTCTGCTGGCTTGCACGCTATTCGCCTACATGATCCTCATGTTCGTACTGACTTTGATGGGTGTATTCTCATGAGCAAAACCAAGGAAAAAAGAATCGTACTGGGAGAGACTCCGGCACGCATATTGGATGAATATTGCGAGCTATACGGAGTCCCGGCATCTGCCGCTATTAACGTACTAATCATGGATGTTTTACGTAAACGCCTCGCGCGGGCGCGTCTTTCCTTCGGAAAGAATATATTACAAACTAGCGCCGATATCCGCCAAACATCCGACAATCCTCCGAAATCGCGGAAGAAGAAAGCTTCGCAAATTCCCGATGATTTCTCCCCTCCTCGAAGCATTGCGCAGGACGAGGGGTTGAACTACGAAAAGGCATTGGAAGTATTCGTTGACTGGGCAAAAGGAAAGGGTGAGGTCAAGGCGGATTGGGAACGTACCTTTCGGAACGCTTGTCGAGGATGGATACCCGAAAGGTTTCCCGATCTGAAAAAGGGCAACTCAGAACCCAAGCTTCACGAATTCTAAGTGGATTACGATTTGGCAGAGATTGCGGTACTCGCATCCGCGATGAGGGACGAGACGGGAAGGAGCGCGGCCCAAGCGCTCGAACATCTCACGCAAGAAGATTTCTCCTCTCCCGAGCGTCAGTCGATCTTCGAGGTAATCGGAAAGCTCGCACCCGACTGCAATGACGTGGACGTGATGATGGAGTTACCCCAAAGTACGGATGCCATTTCTTCCATCTCTCAGCAGTATGGAGGTGGAAAGATTACGCGCTACGTCGATCATCTTATCGAGCATCGCAACCATCGCGCGGTTGAACGCGCCCTCCTGGTAGCGAATGACGAACTCAACGAGGACAAGAGCGCCGAGCAGATCGCGTCAGGTTTCACCGCATCCGTTGCAAAGTCGCTTTCAAAACGCAAGGGACAGGTTCACGTCAAGGACGCATCACAAGAAGCTCATGCGGAATACCTCGCACTCGATGCCGGACAAGCAAGCGCGATAAGCACGGGATTCCCAAAGCTTGACGCACATCTCGGAGGAGGTTTGCAAAACGGAAAGCTTTACGTACTCGGAGCAAGACCAGGAGTAGGAAAGAGCGCGTTAGCCATGCACGTCACCCTCCAGGCTTCACGCAAAGGAATAAGGACGAGCTACGTATCTCTAGAGATGGGTGCTGCAGAATGCGCGGGAAGGCTTCTTTCCAACGCAAGCGGGGTTTCTCGTCCTACGGAAGCGGGCAAGCTTACCGCTCAGGAGAAGACCAAGCTTGCGGATACCGCGAAAGCGATGAAGGGATGGCCGATAACTTTCAAGGATGACAACAAGGCAACCCTCGAAGCATTGGGCGCGTTTCTCGCTCAACAAAGACTCGAAGGAGAACTTGGGTTTGCAGTAGTGGATTACTTGCAACTGCTCACAAGCGAGGGTTACGATTCGCGAGTCCAGGAAGTCTCCGCAATATCGCGAACCCTCAAGCAAATGTCGCTCGCCTATGAGATCCCCGTACTCGCCCTTTCGCAACTCAATCGCGGGAATGCCAAGGAGAACCGCAAGCCTTCGCTTTCCGATCTGCGCGAATCCGGTTCAATCGAGCAGGATGCGGATGCGGTAATCCTCTTGCACCGCGAGAAAGAGATTGATCGAGAGAATGATTGCATATGGATGCACCTCGCGAAGAACCGAGGAGGACAGACAGGCGTGTCATACAGTACCTTCGAGAAACCTCTGGGGCGTTTCTCCTCATACGTCGAGCCTCGCTTAAACCAGGACAAGCCTCCTTTCTAAGCATGGATGGATATGCTAGAGTAGCCTTTGCGTGTCCCTGAGAGTACCTAGAAGGGCTTTTTCTCCTTCGAGGAGGGTAAAGACATCAAACGCCCTTCTAGGGGCGCTCAGGGATAATCCTTGTTTGATTTAACACTTTAACACTTTAACACTTTTAACACTTTTTTTTGAGTTGCTGACGTTATTGCGTTTCTCCTTTGCTTTATCAATCGCTTTCTCAACAATGTCCATTGCGTCATTATCGGGAAATCCATCTTCATCGCTAAACTCAACGGAACTGGAAATGATGCAGTTCTTCGTGCCATGCTTAACGAGAACCCCGGCAAGCTCATCCACGTTCGCGGATCGTTCCACGATCTCGTCTTTAGTGTGCAGGAGTATCTTCCCATCAAGCGCAGATATAAAATATATGGGATTCATTCCGTTTCTCCTTCCTTGATTATCTCCTCAATCTCCTCCTTGCTCACGCCACCCATCTTCATGAGCGCTCGCGCAAGCTCGGTTTCTCCTGATGATAGCAACTGCATTACGTCACGTGTTAACAGATCCGCGAGCAGATCAATTACAATCTCGTTTGCGTCCTCGCTCATGCCGTTTCTCCTTCCTTGATAGCTTCCGCAAGAGCATAGGCATAAATATCCCCGCGCCATGAGTTCTCACCGAATCCGACAATACCCTTTGCCGCGAGCTTGGGATCGATTATCGCAACGCGAGGATTAAACCCAAGCTTTGCGTTTCCCTCGTCATCATGCTCAAAGAATATCGTTGCCAGGAACACGCGATCCATTTCCTTGTCGCGAAAGGAAACGACGTGGAAAGGGTAACCCCCGACCCCATTGCGATGATACGCAATTTCCAAAACCTCAACGTCAGTTGTCTCGATTAATCTGCTCATTGCGTTTCTCCTTTCAACTTGGCAAGTATTTCCGCCCTGCGCGTTTCCAATTCCTTTTGCCACGTATCCCATTTGTCTTGGGAATCCCCCCACACGTGGGCTTGTCCGCGCCTGAATGGCAAGGTGTTGGCCAGGTCGGTCTCAATGCCCTCAAGCTCATGCTCAAGTATTTCCGCTTCCTCCAGTTCCTTGTCCTTATCCATTGCTCGTTTCCTCCTTGATGATTTGGTCAAGCTCGCCAAAGGTAATCCCGCCAACCAAACGCGCAAACGTCCGGGCATATGCGTCTCCCTTGTCTTCGGGTGCAGTCCATGATTGCGTTCGTTCCATTACGTGCGCTTGCGGATCAACGCCTTTCCCTATTGCTTCCCGCACAAGCATTCTAACGTTTTGATGCGTGGCAGGAAGCTTGCCCTCGTTTTGTTTCAATTCCTCATGTAATTTCATAGTCCTTATTTTTCCTTAATCAGTTATCAATGGTAGGAACTGCAATATTGCGGCTTGCCATCCCATTTTCTAAGAGATCCGCGCAAGGGTGAACAAACGTATCCATCCGGTTGTACGGTCTTGCGAAATTCAACGCCCTTGAACTCGTTTCTCCTTGGTTGCGTGTACCCATAAGAACAATTCCCCGCATCGCTTGAATTTTCACGAATCGCACGCAACCATATTGATTTGCCCTTTACTTTGGTCACTTGAAACCAGTCAACGTTTGTCTGATCGTATCCCCAAGAATCAAAAAGCACGTCCCCAACCTCGAAATAATCTTTTGCGTCCGGGGATTTGCGGCTTTTCTTAGCGCAATTCTCTTTTAGAAATTCAACCTTTTCATTTACGAATTCGATTCTCCTCTCAATGGTTTTGAAACGATAATAAAACCAAGGCTTCGAAGCGCTCCCTTTGAAACCCATCGCAACGCAATGAGTTGCAAATGCATGAGTCAATACGATTAAATCGCAATCCTCGCGTTTCTCATATTCCCATCCCTGTTCAAGCAAGTATGCAATTTTTGCGTCCCTTGCTTCGATTCTTCCTTTTTTTGTTTTTGTACTCATTAGTCCTTAATTTATTGTTTAGTCATTTAGCGTTCAAGCCCTTCCCTAAACCCTCGCGAGGAATCGCACCCCGCGAGGGCCGAGTTAGGACTGGAACAAAAGTTAGTTAGGTTGTTTCTCCTTGCGTGATCCCGTGTTCAGACGGATACGTCCCTTGCCCGCGAGGATTTCCTCAACCTCACCCTCATGAAAAATGCCCGTCTTGAATAAGACATCATCGACGTTTCTCCTAAAATAAACCTTATGCATTCCATACATGCGAATGCCATTAATGTAATACGGGCTTTTATGGATTACGTGCCAAAAGTTGCCGTCATAGTCTTTGATTTCTCCCTTGCTTTTTAGGCTCATCCTTCGTCCCCTCCGTCTACGTTGGCGAGTAGCTCGCGCAACTGGGCGAGTTGCTCATTCACTTGCTTATAGGATTCAACCTCGTAATCAGAGCAAAGTTCATGCGCTCCTTTCTCTTTCTGCAAGGTTTCAAGCAAGCCTTCAAACAACTTGCATTGAGCGAAAAGCTCAGGAGCGGACGCAATCAGTCGCGCGTTTGCTTGTTTCTCTTTCTCATCCTGCCCTGGTAAATCTATTGCTACCGCAACGGAAAAAATCGTCCCCCTAATGTAATCATAATTCATTACCTTCCACGGCCCAGGCGTAAAGCCCGCGCGTTTCCTCTTATCGCGGATCGCTCCGCGATCTCCGGTACGCGCTTCCCTCTCTCTTTCTCCTTTGTAATGCTTGCGAAAATCCTTTGCCTTGCCATCAATATGCGTTGAATCGTATTTGCTACTCGTGAAATAGCACGCATTAGGAAACATAGCTTGGTAATCACAAGCAACGCGCTCAGCGCTAAAATAGTCATTGCAATGCGTTAGCAAATACCTTCTCCCGCGATATTCCGCGGTCACGTTTATACCAGTATAGGAATAAGTACGGGGCTTCAATTCTCTCAATGTGCTCATCGCTCGCTTTCTCCTTTCTCAAAAACTATCCCGATTACGTCTACGCAATCGCACGCTAGTCCAAACTCCGGATTGCTTGAAAAATACGGCTCGTTTGATTCGCCCGTCTCCTCATCGCTCTTTACGTTCCAAGCATCAATGCCTTTCTCGCGCTCCAAGAAAGCGTTTAAAGCGCTTTCATCTTCTTTCTCTAGATCGCTATAGTCTCCATTGATTAACGCGCTCAGAGCGTAGCTGGGGAAAGTATATTCAAATTCATGTTTAATTCTCATTAGTAAGATTCTCCTTTGCTTTCCAGTATGTCCCTGACGCGAATAAGTACTTTGCCAAATTGCAAAACTTCATTGCTAGGCAATTCCATTTCTTTAAGCGCTTGGAATACGTAACTTTCCTCATCCGCGCCAAATGGACTAGGCTTGAATTGCCATTCATCCGGTACGCATTCGTCAGTTTCAAAGGTGAGATAATCTGCAATCGCAAAAAGCCATTGCATGACGTTTCCCCAGTTGTCTCCGTCATTGGTAAGTTTAAACTCGTTTTTTAAATCAACGTTCATAGCTCGCTTTCTCCTTTCTCAAATACGTTAAGAATCATGCTCACAAGACGTTGCTTCAAATCTCTCACGTAATTAAGCGCGTCCACGGGTTCGCCTATATCAAGATCACGTCTTGCAATATGTCCGCGCTGGATCTCTTCGGATATCCTTTGCGCAATCGCGTCCACGCTTATTGTTCGGTTGTCACTTAAGAACATCAAACAATCTGTATTCTCTTCAATCCACGCTTGCGCGTCTTCAATCGTTAATTCTGGTTTTAAATCAGTCATCAGTATTAGTCTCCTTTATTGTTATCGCTTAGTATATCCACATGCATCACGTACAAAGCGTAGAGCATAGGTAGCAAAATCAAAATGTCGTAGCTCATGACAAATCCGGCGCAAGGATTCCATAGCCTCCCCAGTCTCTCTCGATCTCAAGCTTTCTTTCCTTTACGCTTTCGCTCTCAATCTTCAAAGCGTATCCTCTAGGGTCTCCGTTCACGTAAAACTCGTTCGGGTCTTTGGGGTTGAGCAAAGCAATTAGCTTGCCCACGATATCAAGACCGATTTCTTCCCATTGCTCCCAATCCATAAATCCGTTGCAGTGATCGGTTGACGCGCCATGCGCTTTAACTTCAAGCCTTCTAAGCTTCTTGCAAAGCTTTATCGGGTCTTGCTCCTTTGCGTCAGGGTATGCACGCAAAAGGTCTTTGCCATGCGCAAGAATGCGCTCCTTTAGTTTTCCTTGATTCATTTTGTTCTAGTCTCCTTGGTTTAGTTTAAGATTTGCGAAAGTTAGACCCTCGCTTTGTGGAATCAATATCGTCTTTTCATGTCGCTCTGTAAAGCAAAAAGATAAATTATTTTCAAAAAACTTTCAAAACCCGCATACCTATCACGATTGCGAGCGAAAAAAAATTTGCACGAAACCTTGCGAAAAACAAAACTCTCTGAAAACCAAGGCAAAACAAGCTCGCAAACCTTGCCACGAAAACCTTGCAAACCATTCAGGAAAGCATGACCAAAGCGCGACCAGGTAAGCAAGGAAGGGAACAAACGCAAAGGAGCAACCAAGCAAAACATATCATCATATCAGCATGCGTTGATGCGTAGCCAATGCATTTCGAGGAGGAATAGGAAAAATACAATATGAAAAAAGAAGCGCAAAAAATACAATCCGGATAAATGGCAAGATCCGCAAATATTCGCAAAGCTCGCCAAGCAAATTCCCGCCAATTCGCAAACCGTGCAAGCGTGGCCCGCAAACCTAAGCGAGTTAGCGCAAGACAATTAGTCTATTGATTTTAGACCGCGCGCCTGGGGGGGCGGGGGCGCGTGCGTGCGGGCGCGTTCTTTCTATATTATCATCACCCCCCCTACTATTTTTTTCGCACTATCGCTCCTTGCGTATTCGCACTATCGCCCCTTTGCGTATTCGAGTCTTTGCCCCTTTGTTGTTTTCGGGCTTGCGCGAAGCGTCCTGCCATGGTTTGATGTCCTCGGAAAACCTCTTAGTTTTTCTATTTATAGCTCGCTTGGAATTGCCGTTCCTTGCGAGCTTTTTTGTTTGGCTTATTCTTTGTGGTTCGTTATTTCTCGCTATCTTGCATGGAGGGTTTCCATATCTTGTACCCTGCGTGTTGTACGATTTCTTTGCATAGGTCTATGAATTCCTCATCCGTCAGGTGACCCTTTGCCTGGTTTGCGTCCGTGCATAGTAGTTGTAAGTTGTTTATGGTATTGTCTCCGCCCCGAGCAATGGGGACTCGATGGTCGTATTGGTAGTCCTCGGGGTTGTTCCATTGTAGTGGTCTTCCTGTTAGTGCGCATTGGAAATGATCTCCGTACTTTGCATGTACGTCCTTGTAATTGAAAGTCATTGTCTTTTGGAACTGGTGAGCTTTTTGTGATATTGCCTTTGTTGTTTGTCTATGGGTCTTGTGCTGATACCAGGGAGGTTTGTTTGGTGATGGTGTTCTTGGGTTTCTAAAGTGCCATACTCTCTTTACGTGTATGAGTGTTGGGTTTTCCTCTCTTTGTTTTGCCTCTCTGTCTCTGACCTTCTTCTTTCCGCCCGGGGATAGATGGTATGAGATTGTGGATTTGGAGCAATTTAGGAGGTTTTGTATCTTATCGTATGAATACCCTTGCTCACGCAGGGCGATTATTCTTGGCCCGAGGGAGGGCTTGGGCATCAGCTATCGGGTTTTATGTCCACGACTTTTTGTTCGGAAGCTTCGGTTGGTTGTTCTTTTACTGTCTTTGACGCTCCCTTTAGTATCTGAGCTACTTTGTCGGGTGACATGTCTGAAGCTCCTAGTGTGACGTTTGCCGATGCGGTGATGTTTGAGGGTCTGCCTGATACGGTGAGGAACTTGTCCATGACTATGGAAACTGCGTATGCGAGGTTTTGCGGGGGTATGTCATCCAGTTTCGAGTGCAGGGTGTTTAGGGAGTCGGCCACCATGTTCGAGAGTTTCGAGTTCACTTGATTGAGGAACTCCTGTTCTGTCATGTCTAGGCGGTATCTCAGGAAGTTCGCTACTGCGTTTTTGAGTTTGGGATCTGCCTTTGCTATCTTGCGGGCTTCTGCCTCTGCATTTGATTGTTTTGAAGCGATCTTGGCAGCTGATTTGATTATGTTGTTCTTTGTCATATCGTCACAAAACCCTCTTACTGAGTTTGGTTTTTTTCGTCTTCTGTATATGCGGGGCATCTTTTTTTGTTAATTGTCATATTTTTATTGACTATGCAATTAAAAAGCGTAGGGATGCATGCGGATGAAGATTGAAGTGGCTAGTGAGATTTTGGAGAAGAGCGGGATAAGTAGGGATGAATTTGCGAGTATGGTTGGCGTGAAGAGTACTTCCATGCGTATGACTTTTTACAATGGACGGTTCAGCAAGAAAGCGGTTGCCCGTCTCGAATTGCTTGCGGAAGACTTGGGTATGGATTTGGAAGGTGGTCAGGAGGAAGCTCGGGACGTGAAGGAAGGGATGATTAGGCAGAGTATGGGCGAACCGAGGGAGCGCATGGGAGTTGTTTATTCATTGCCTAGAAATCCGTATTTGCGACTTGTTGAGTTTGAGGATGGTACGCATGGGAAGTTTCGTGCTAAGGAGGGCAGATTCGGATTGGGTAGTCGTGTTAGGTTGAAGAAGGGCGAGGGTGGACTTTGGGAGTTATGCGGTGAGTATGACAGGAAGGATCGGTTGGTATGAACTATAAGGTATTGCAGGGCGATTGCATAGAGTCGCTAAAGACTTTGGGTGACGAGTCTATAAATTGTTGCGTTACTTCACCACCATATTGGGGGTTGAGGGACTATGGTGAAACTAACCAACTCGGACTCGAAGAAACTCCTGAAGAATACGTTGCAAATATGGTCAAGGTATTTTCCGAGGTTAAGCGTGTGCTTACCAAGGATGGTACGCTTTGGCTTAACCTTGGAGACTCCTATGCGGGAAACTGCTCACGAACAAGCACGGGAAGGCAAGGGATGGGAGATGCGAGGGAAGGTATTTATACCAAGGGAGGAGAAGGTTTGAAAGCAAAGGATTTGGTTGGTATCCCATGGAGAGTCGCCTTCGCATTACAGGCGGATGGTTGGTATTTGAGGCAGGATATTATTTGGCACAAGCCCAACCCTATGCCTGAGAGCGTTACTGATAGATGTACCAAGTCCCATGAATATATCTTTTTGCTTAGTAAGTCCTCAAAGTATTACTACGACAATGAGGCGATAAAAGAGAAAGCACAAACAAACGGAGAGCGCCCAACACTAGAAGAGAGATACGCCAAGGGAGAACCAAAGAGGCACGGTTTGGCTGGAGCTTCGGCTTGCGGCGCGGGCGGGTTTGGCGTATCAGAAGACGGAACACGCAACAAACGATCCGTATGGACGGTCAATACCAAGCCATATAAAGAGGCGCACTTTGCTACTTTTCCTAAAAAGCTTATTCGTCCGTGCATACAGGCAGGATGCCCAAAAGGCGGAGTCGTGCTTGATCCGTTTGGCGGAAGTGGGACAACCGCAGAAGTTGCGAACGGACTTGGCAGGGATGCCATTCTATGCGAGTTAAACCCAGAATATTGTGAGTTGATTAAAAAAAGGTTGTTGCTTACGCAAATGGAGATGTTTGCTTAAATGAGTGATGACGAGGTGGAGATCAGGGACTTGGTATCCGTATTATTGGGACTTATGCCTGCAAGTGAGCGCAAGATCGTGAGTATGTATTATTTGGAAGGGTACAAGTGTAGGGAGATAGGCGAGCGTTTTGGAGTGGGGGCGGGTCAGATTAGTCTGATTATACGAAATATCATTCGCGAATGCGGGCATTTGGTCACCCAGTTGGACAAGAAGAGGAAGGTATTTTTTCAACCTTTGATTTCCAAGAAGTCCATATTGTTTGATCATACTGCGTATTCGAGGAAGAAGTTATTGGATCGAAGAAAGGCAACGAAGGAGAAGCAAGACATGGAAGAAGCATGGGCATACGAGAATTTTCAAGATCATTGGAAGTGGAGCATAGAGAAGGGTCATCACGTTCACCCTGCCATACGCAGAGCGTATAATCGATTGATGGAGGAATCCAAATGTGGATAATCCCCAGAACGTTATCAGCTTTTGTACCGGATACGGAGGTTTGGAAATGGGAATTAAGCGAGCAGGCGTGGATATTAGAACGATCTGTTACTGCGAACGGGAAAGCTATGTCCAAGCAGTATTGGTTAAGGCAATTGAAGAAGGGCGGATGGATAACGCACCTATATGGTCTGACGTTGCGACCTTCCCTGCATCAATCTTTCGAGGAAAAGTACGTGGACTCACTTGTGGATACCCCTGCCAGCCCTTCAGTAGCGCGGGTAAGCGAAAAGGGGAAGAAGACCCAAGGCACTTGTGGCCTAAAATCAGGGAACACGCCAGGGCAATTGGAGTTCAATGGATTTTTGCAGAGAACGTCGAGGGACACGTCTCGCTTGGACTCTCCACAGTTATCAGCGATTTGGAAGAGGATGGTTACGAGGTGGCGGCAGGAATATTCTCAGCGGAAGAAGTCGGCGCTCCTCACAGAAGGAAAAGGATTTTTATCTTGGGCAACTCCGCAAGCGAGCGACCACGTGGAGGGAGCGAGGACGTCAATAACGTCCAATCAGAAATGCTTGGGGAGGGATCTCAAGATGTGGCCAAGTCCGCGAGCGGGCAACCCGGGGAGTCGCAAACCAGGAACGGGAGGAAAGGTATTGGCGGAGGAAGCGAAGAGACACGCTGGCCTGCTCGACCAGGAGACGAGCAATACGAGTGGGAGTCACCGAGAACAGTTGTCACCCGATTGGGTGGAAAGCCTTATGGGTCTGCCTACAGGAACAAGCGACTTGCGCTCTTGGGGAACGGAGTAGTGCCGCAAACTGCGGAATTGGCATGGAGAACTTTATGGAAGGAATTGAATGAGAGAGAAAGGAACTGAACTATGAGCGTGGATAAATGGTGGTTGCTCGAACCTAATGATGATGATCAATGCGATGATATGTGGGGAGTAGACGAGGATGACGAGGAGGACGAAGAGGAGGAGAGTGAGGAAGCGTGAACGTATGCTCACTTTGCCCGAAGCTCAGGAAGCGGAGAAGCGCTTTTGGAGCAATACGCAAGTTATCCGGTTTGAGGTTGGGAGCGATGGAGAGAAGCGCCCCGTGCGCTCAAAGGTTCAGCGCGTAGTGCCTAGTGACTTTTTTGACTTTAGAAAGGGGCGCAAGAAGTGAGTGGCGGGGGAAGACAATTGATTCACGAAGTGAAATTGTTGCTTAGACGTTGGGAATTGGAATCCGATCTTTTGCAGGAGGAGATAATCACGTGCCTCAAGGACGGGGTAAACGAGTATTACCAGGAGGATGTTGTGGATTTTGATAGTGAGATAGATTTGGGGGAGGACGAATGATGAATCTTTACAAACCGACCAAGAAGATAGGCACTTGGCAACAGATGGTGGTTCGCGTGACCAAGGAGCGTGACGAATTGGTTGCGAGGAACAAGAAGCTCGAAGAGGAGAACATGGGACTCAAGCGCAGATGTTCCGACTTGTGGAAGGAAGTGACTGAGGAGCGGGCGAAGAATGATTCGTGAAATGCCCCAAGGGATGGAATCCGACCTTTTGGCGCAAATACGGGCGAGCGATACCCGAATCAGTTGTCGAATTACCACGGTGCGACTTGAGAAACCTCGGGCCACCATGCTCGAAATTCGACCCCGAGACGTTGGAACGGATACTGAAGGCTGGGCAGTCGGCCCGGAAGAAATCCCGTTCGAAACGCTCGAAGAAGCGATAATCTTGGGAATGGAGATACAGGCGAGGGAATGCCCAAGATAACCTATACTGACGAGGTAGACGCGAGGTTTGGCATCCCGTGGACTGATGACCTCAAGTATGACAAGGGCGAGCTTGTATGCGCGTTGAGCGAGGAAGAGATTGATCGCTTGACCATCGAAGACCCCGAGCGCGCAGAGACGCTCACACGCTTGCTCATGGATCAACCTACCAGCGAAAAGGAAGATCCCATACAATGGGGATGGACTCTGCCCGGATGGAGACGGGTGATGGAGAGATTCGACAAGGACAAGATCCACGTGATACTTGGTGGGAACAGATCGAGTAAGACCATGATGGCATCCCGTTTGCTCGTACACTTGGCTCAGGCAATACCCGAAGCTGAGATACGCAGTATGCACGTAACTGAGGAGCGCAGTATTCAAGATGCGCAGAAAACGATTTGGCAAAATTTGCCCATGCGGTACAAGCGTTCCAAGAAGAAGAGCGCGAATCATAGCTTGCAATATAATCAGAAGAACGGATTCAATTCGGCAAAGGCAATCCTTCCCCCGACAATCGCAGGGGCGGAACGAGGAAGCACGATATATTTCAATAACTACCGCCAGTACATGGCAGACCCGCAAATCTTCGAGGGATGGTCTGCTCATGCAATCCACCTGGATGAAGAAGTACCTCAAAATATTTTCGAGACGTTACTAGGGCGCACCGCAGACTATCATGGACGATTGATCCTTACCTTCACCACGCTCCAAGGATGGACACCATTGATCAATAGCTTGCTCAAGGGTGCGGAGACGGTACGGACGAGATATAGCGAACTCTTGCAGAAGGAATTGCCCATTGAACAAATCTCCGCGAATTGGCCTGACTGTAGGATACATTACTTTTGGTCAGAGCAAACTCCGTTCATTGATTACAAGGAATTGGTACGCACTTATTCCAAGCAACCGCAGGAGGTAAAGCTTGCCCGACTGTACGGTATCCCGTCCAAGTCGTTCGAGGGACGCTTCCCAAAATTTCAGCGCGAGACAAACGTTATTCCGCATGAGAGAATTCCGTTCATTGCCGATCCATCGCTCAAGGTCACTAAGTATTTCGTATGCGATCCGGGCGGGAGCAAGCCTTGGGTTGCGATATGGGCGGGTGTGGATTTACAAGGGCGCATCTACGTTTATCGGGAGTTCCCTGACAGTACGATGGGAGCATGGGCATTGCCCCACGTAAACAATGCCGGAAAGAGCGTGGGCAAGCCCGGCCCTGGACAGAAGCCCTTGGGATGGGGATATAATCAATACAAGGAACATTTCGAGGATTTGGAAGACGAGGAGGATATATTCGAGAGAATAGTAGATCCGCGCATGGGATCGGCAACGGTGCGCGAGAAGGAGGGCGAATCAAACATCATCACAACGATGAGCAATCTTGGATTCGTATTTCGTCCTGCTCCAGGTGTGGACATAGAAGCGGGAATTGCAAAGATCAATGACGCTTTGAGTTGGGACGATACCGAACCCATGACCGATCAGAACACTCCTCGCTTGTTCGTGAGTGACAGATGCGAGAATTTCATATCCTCGATGATTGAGTATAGCGGGCAATCGCGTCAGGAACATTTCAAGGATTTCGTGGATTGCATACGCTATTTAATGGTCAGCGGAGCGGATCACGTGACTAGTCGCGACCTCATGATCACGGGAGGCGGAGGATATTAGGTTGACCCGTAAGGGGAATTACCTTACACTTTGCTACGCTTATGTTAAGTGCCGCTGATCCCGAACTCTTATTCGTCTCGAAAGAACCTGACATTGCGTACTTGTCGCAGACCTACAAGCAAACGCAATCCGATCTAGGAGAGTGGCTTGACCGCAGGCAACGCGACTATGACGTTCGCAATTGCCAATGGTCAGGCAAGTCTGATGACTTTAAGAAACACTCCTCCTTATCATCTACTGGCGAAGTATTCCCTTGGAATGGAAGCTCAGACCAAGAGGTAAGGCTGGCAGACGAGTTGATCGGATGTCGGGTAGCGATGGTGATGAACGCAATCAGACGCGCTCACATCGTTGCGACCCCTACGGAATCCAATGACGTCGAACGAGCCTCGGTAGTGAGCAACTTCTTGCGTTGGTTGATCAACTCCAAGATGGACGAATTTTATCCACAGATTGAACTGGGACTCCAAAACCTCTTTGAGAAGGGGATGATGGTTCATTACACGTGGTACGAACAACAAGACCTGAAACAACAACAAACGATCAAGCTTGAAGAGATTGCGCAAGTTTTGCCCGCCATTGCAGAAGTCATACAGGACGGATCAATGGATGATGAACTGAGCGAAACTCTCAAGCAACAATTCGGAGTGAGCAAGTCGAAAGGCAGAGCGATGCTCCGCGAGTTGAGAAAAGACGGTGAGACTACCGTTCCGGTTACGCGAGAAGTCGTGAGCCGCCCCAAGATCCGCTCACTCGCACCTGACGAGGACGTGTTTTGGCCTAATTATACGATTGATCCGCAGGAAGCGCCCTACGTATTCCACGTGGTCAACATGACCCCCGAGCAAATACGTTCCAAGATAAATACGGAAAAGTGGGACAAGGAATTTTGCGAATCGGTAATTGATCTGACCAACAATGCGGAAGCGGATAGTAACTTATATAATATCCGCGAGCAAGATCAGTTCGTGCATACTGACGATCAATACGTAAAGATCGTATATTGTTATCAAAGACTCTTGGACGAGGATAACATTCCGGGTATTTACTGCACGGTATTCCATCCTGACGTTAGCGAGTCCTATGCCAAGCACCAGTTGATGGACTATGCTCATGGCAAGTATCCTTTCCAAGTAACCACGCTTGAGAAGACTTCCAAGCGTTTGTACTCGTCCAGGTCATACCCCGAGTTGATCGAATCGCTTCAGCAAGTACTCAAGGTGGAAACTGACTCTGCGATTGACGCTCAGTCATTGACCACTTTGCCACCGATAGAACACCCCCTTGGTCGCGCCCCGACAAAGTGGGGGCCGGGTATTCGCATTCCATATCGCACGCCTGGAGAGATCAGGTTTGCCGACACCCCTCGCGGTTCAACCGTGAACGTCGAGCTACGCAGATACATCAAGGAACAAGCGGACAGATACTTTGGCAGAAACGCACCCGGTGTCGATCCTGTGGAAGCGCAGATGAAGCAACAGGAGGTCATCGACAAGTGTTTCCAGCACCTCAAGCAAGTACTTGATCAAATATTCAGCTTATATCAGCAATACGGGCCTGACCAAGAATACTTCCGTGTAACCGGAATGCAGGATATGCAGAAGTTTGCCAAGGGCAACTCCGGTGAACGCTTTGACTTTTACTTGCAATTCGATGCCGCCACGCAAGATCCCGCTCAAATGGTCGAGCGCGTAAAGGCAATAGCCGAGCTTGGTGGTATGCTTGACAAGAACGGAGTGCTTGATACCGAGCGACTCCTTCAGGTTGCAGTCGGACAAATCTTACCGGGAGCGGCAGAGAGCATCATCGTACCCAAGGAAACCGCATCGCAAAAAGCGGTGGAGGAGGAGAGGCAGACGATTACCGAGATATATGCAGGCGTGCCTCCTAACGTTCGTCCGAATGACGCGCATGAGATGAAGCTTCAAGTATTTCAACAATGGTTGGCGCAACCCGACGTCACGCAAAAGGTACAACAAGATCCTGCTCTGCAAGAGCGTATACAGAACTACCTTCAGCAAAGACAGATGCAAGTCACGCAACGTCAGAATGCTGAGATTGGAAGACTCGGAGCAGCCCCAACGCAATTCGGAGAAACCCCTACTGCTTGATGATTGCAGAGGATTTAATTAAGGAAGAAATCAAGTCTTGGTCATCCGAGGTTCTTGAAAAGCCTAGCGAAAACTTTTCGGGGTTGCCTCCTTGTCCTTATGCAAAGCGTGCATGGACTGAAAAAAAGGTAGGTTTGCACGTTACGGATGACTTGGAAACTGCATTGCGCATCAAGAACAGGAGTTCGATTGGAAGTGGAGAGGTTGAAGTGGTTGCTTGGATGGGTTGGGATAGCATGAGCGACAAACAGTTTGACAAGTGGATAGATAAACAAAATGCAACCCATGAGGGTACTTGGATGATCGGCTTTCATCCTGAGCATCCTGTTGACGAACTGCAAGAGGAGTTCGAGGGTAACGATGCCCCTGAGTATGCGTTGATATTAATACAACCTTTGTCTGACTTGAGCAAGGCATCCAAAAGAATTTTGAGAAAGGGATATTATCAAAAATATACTGAGGAAGATATGAACCATGTTATGGAAAGGAACGCACAATGAAGGGACGTCGTAAGATGCGCAAAGTTGTTAAGCGTAAGAAAAGAAAGTAAACCCCATGAAGGGTCATACTATTAAGGGCGGGCATAAGCGTCCGACCAAGTCCGGTGCGGGCATGACTAAAAAAGGTATTCGTAAGTACAAACGCGATAATCCTGGTAGCAAGCTCAAGGGTGCGGTCACGGGTAAAGTGAAAAAGGGAAGTAAGGCAGCCAAGCGCAGGAAGTCGTATTGCGCTCGTTCAGCTGGACAAATGAAAAAGTTCCCCAAAGCCGCAAAGAATCCAAACAGTAGATTGCGTCAGGCTCGCAAGCGTTGGAAGTGTTGATTTATGGCAACAAAAAAAACAAGTAAAAAAGGCAAGAACGTGCCAACCAACAAGACGTTGTATTCAAGGGTGAAAAGCGAAGCTAAAAGAAAGTTTGACGTATATCCCTCGGCATACGCAAATGCGTGGTTGGTCAAGACCTATAAGAAAAGGGGCGGGGGTTACCAGAAAACATGAGTCTAAAAAAGTGGTTTTCTGAGGAATGGGTTGACATAGGCCGAAAGAAAAAAGGAGGAGGTCATCCTAAATGCGGAAGAAAGAAAGCCAGTACTAAAAAAAAGGGATACCCGAAGTGTGTACCAAAAGCCAAAGCCGCAAAAATGACGGCAGCGCAAAAGAGGTCTGCGGTAAAAAGGAAGAGAGCAAAGGCGCAGGGGGTTGGAGGTAAACCTACCAACGTAAAAACTTTTGCTCGTAAGAAGAAAAAGAAATAATATGCCCCGAAAGAAAAAGACCTACCACGAAATCGATCCCGAAGAAGCGATGCAAGCATTGAGCTTCCTCAAGGGAGAACCGAATTTTTTAAAGTATATCGAGATGCGCGAAGAGATGCGTGAGGAAGTGATCCGCCAGTTGCAGATACCCGAAGTGGTTGCCTGCACGAACAGACACTTCATGCTATGCGGAAAACTCGAAGCGATAGACGAAGAACTAGACACTTTTTACAAGCTATAGAACAGTTCATTCATAGGGGTAACCCCCTTGCGAGATCCGCCACACTAGCTCGCAAGGGGGTTTTTTGTTGCCATGTAAGGCGAATTACATTACACTTTGCTACACTACGCTACGAGATGCGTTGATTATGGAAGAAGCAATTCAAGAGGTTGACTCGGTATCCTCACAAAATGCCGTGGAGAGTGAAACGCCAAGCGAGGGCAATCTGACTATCCAAGAGTACGCGAGCAATCTGCTCAAGGCTCAGGAGACGGAAGAAGCACCCGAGCAACCCGAGGAGGAATCCGAACCCGCTGAAGAACTAACTGCGGAAGAAGAGGAATCCGAGGAACAACAGTCTACCGAAGAACCGGATGAATCGGAGCAACCCGAGCCGCCCGCAGAGCCTTCGGACGTTCTTTCAAAGTTTAATATCGATTTGGAATCGTTATCCGAGGATGAGTCAAGGGATCTCGCAAAAGCATTAAACGCTTCTGCGGTAAAGAGATTCGGAAGACTCACCGCTCAGAAGAAAGCGTTACTGGCGGAAAATGCCGAGCTACAGGCGCAAGCCCAAGCCAAGGACGAAGTCGCAAGTACCGAACAACCTGAGTTCCTAAAGGATAACGCATTGCATAACGTTAACGACGTCAACGCGCTGACTAAGGAAGTAGAGAACCTCACCACGCTCATCGAGTGGACGGAAGAGGGACTTGAGAACGAAGTCGATTACGATGATGACGGAAACGAGTACGTCGCCAAGGATGGAGATAAGACCTACACCAAGGCAGACCTTCGCAGAATACGGGCTAACGCTCGCAAGATCCTGCGAAAGGATGCACCCGCGAGACAGAAATGGATCGAGGAGCGCCAACAAAGCGACCAACACGCAGTTCAGACCTTTTCCTTTCTAAGCGATGGGGAGAGCGAAGAGTACAAACTGTTTATGCAGACCAAGGATAACCCGCTTTACAAGCCTTTGCTTCAGCATCTGCCCAATGGAAACTTCGCTTTGGGATTGATGATCGAAGGAATGAAAGCGGTACAAGCCCGCCAGGTCGATTCGAGTAAACCGAAACCCAAGCCCAAAGCTCCGGTCGCTTCAGTCGAAGCAGGAGCAAGCAAGCCAAGGACGGAGAACTCGCAACGAAAGAAAGTTCTGCAAGCGGCTAAGGCCAAGTTCGAGGAATCGGGCAACATCACAGACTATCAACACTACATAAAACTCAAGCGGGCAACCGCATCTTAATTTAACAAACCAAGGAGGATACCAAGATGGCTTCAAGTACATCATACAACACCGCAGGTAATCGTGAGGACTTAACCTCAATTATCAGCGTGCTAGAACCTGAATCAACGCCTTTCGTCAGCATGATGAAAAAGGCTAACGCAACTGGAACATTCGTAGAATGGCAGGCCGACAAGCTTTCCACTCCAAACTTTGACGGAGTTAACGAAGGCGAGGACGTAAGTTCTTTCAAGAATCAAGCCGAAGATCGCACTCGTTTAGGAAACTACGTTCAGAAGTTTAGAGATACTTTCCAAGTCTCTGACATTCAGCAACTTGTTGACACCGCAGGAGTCGCATCTGAGTTCGCAAACGCAGAAAGCAAAGCAGTACGGAACGTCAAGCGTTCAATCGAATCTGCATTCTGTTCCGCGCAAGACCGTCAGGCAGAAGCCGGAAGTGGCACGCCTTACAAGACTCGCGGATTGCTCAAGTGGCTCGGATCGGGTGGACAACCTTCCGACGTCCCTGCCGCTTATCAAAGCGTTGCAAACGACACCACAGGCACGCAGACCGAAGCTACCTTCAATAGCGTTCTTCAAGAACTCTATCAAGCTAACGGAATGCCCGGTGGACAGTTGACCTTGATTGCAGGCCCAAGCCTCAAGCAAGAGATCAGCAACTTCTCACGTCAGCTTGCCGCAGCCAATGGCACTTACGTTGTCAACCAGGATGCCGAGTCCCGCAAGATCACGCTTACCGTGAATCTCTACGAAGGAGATTTTGGTAACGTTGCGATTGTTCCTTCGCTGTTCGTAAATCGGACGAGCGGATCTGACACGGTTGACGCTGATGCCGGATTGCTTGTTGATCCCGAATACGTCGGAATGCACTCGCTCAAAGCCGAATCCGCTACCGAGTTGGAAGACCAAGGCGGAGGACGCAGAGGTTTTGTTGACGTAATTGCCGGACTTGCCTGCTACGCTCCAAAGGCTCACGGGTTCTTTAACTAATCCATCTAACATCAAGGAGATTTAAGACATGGCTAATACCGATGTAACACTACCAAGCGCTCGCAAGAGCGTCCTCTCAAACCAAGAACGCGCACAAGGATTTACGCACAAGTACAAGATCCTTTTTACCGACATTGACGAAGGCTCAGGGTCTTCCGATACCGTCACCGTGGCTCTTGGAAACACACCAACAGACTTCGTCATCTCGAAAGCTATGATCAACGTCAGTACCGCAATGACGGGTACTGGTGCGTTGGCCGCTGAATTGGGAACGGACGGTGACCCGAATAACTTCATCGAGTCCACTTCCGTAACCGCAGTTGGCCCGATCATTGCCGCTCAAGGTGCAGTACCAAAGACCCTTGCCGGGACTTTTGCCGCTGCCTCTGATGCCTTGCAAATTAAGTTCACCAACTCCTCTTCCGGTTCGCCATCCGCGCTTACCGCAGGCGAGCTTGACGTGTACTTGGCGATGCATAGCGCTAACGACGTAGGCTAATATATTTGTCGTTGTTCAGGGGTTGGATCGCGTTTTTGTGTTATTTTCGCGATCCTTCCCCGACACGGCAGGTTAACCCTTAACAACTATGTCCGAAATTTTCATACCTAAGTGGAAAGAAGGAAACGGTTCGACGTTCATGAAAAACCTTGAACGTCATTTGCGTTACGAAGTTGACCTCGAAAAGTACGAGGCGAAGAAACGCGAAATAGAATGTGGCAAGGAGAACGAACAAGGTGGAATGATGGATGGGGTAGGGCAATTGAAAGCGACTATCCCTGCACGCGAGTACTTTAGATGGGAACAGTTCAAACCGGGTTGCTGGCAGGACAAACAATTCGTCAAGGAATTCCTGCGTGACAATCCCGCATTGAAGACCAAATCATTTGACAAGAAGACTTTTCATGGAGGCTTGGGACTAGCATGAGAAGAATTACGGTTTCAGCGCTCACTACTAATTTAACAAACCTTATCGGGGTTGATTCCTTACTCACCGCAGAATCTACTGCGGCTTTGAGAAGTTTCAATCGCTTTGGACGCTTGGCATGGACTCGTACTGCATGGCCATTCGTTTCACGCCTTACGCAAGTTGTGCCTGATCTTCGTGTCAGGAGCATAGACGTGGGTAGCGGAGGAGCTTCATACACTTCTGCGCCAACCGTTACGGTAGCGGGAGCGGCAACTGCGACTGCGACCATCAATAGCGATGGAGAAGTAAATGGAGTTGCGGTGACTGCAAATGGCACGGGATACGTCTCTGCCCCTGCGGTAAGCTTTAGCGGAGGCTCAGGCTCGGGAGCAACTGCAACTGCGAATATGCTTAGTTACCTGGACTTTGGCACTACGATAAGCGAAGTATTCCGAGTGACTGACAAAGACCCTTATGGGGGTAGCAATTTTGCAGACGTTGCGTTTAGAAACATATACGTCACGGGAGCTAGTGACTATGGGGAAGCTATCTTGCCTAACAGAGCTTCAACAAGTCCGGTGTGGGTATATTATCGCATACCTTTTCCCGAATACGCTTCCGACTCTGATGACTTTCCATACGTATTTGCGGAATATGTAGTACAAGCTGCGTATTCCGATTGGCTAACCGCAGACGGACAAGCAGAAAAAGGACAAGTTGCGCTTCAACAAGCGGAACAAATTTTACAGATTGAGCTAGATATGCTCGAAAGACAAGAAGGACAATCCCAACCACTTTTAATTGAAACTTACGGAACGACAATAGCCGCTCCTGCATAACAAGGAATATACATCATGGCATCTACAAGCGAATATAGAGGACTCGGTCTTAATGGGGGTGAGTACATCAATGATACTGCGGTAAAAACGGGCAACTGGTTTGCCATCCAAGCAACAGAAGCAACCGTGCTTGCCGCGCAAGCGAGCAACATCACGAACCTCGATGACATCTGTACCGGACAGGACGCAACCGAGCTTGCGGCAGGGATGGTCTTGTATGGTAACTTTACGAGCATCGATCTTACGAGTGGTGCGGTAATCGCGTACAACGTCTAAACGTGAGTTCTTCGACCATATCGCTCGGGCTTGGCTTGGGCGGAGGAAAAGCGTCAACCTCTTCGGGCAGACCGGGTGGAGGCGGGGGGTTTGTGAATCAGTATTCGCTCAGTATGGACGGAACGGATGACTACATTGACGTCCCCCACGATACTAGCTTGACCCTCAGTAGCGCCGGGACTTTTTCGGTATGGGTAAAAATGAATACCACGCATACCGTGGATTACCCGTACCTTTTTGCGAAATGGGCGGGTTCAGATGAGAACTACACGTTTTTCACTAAAGTGACGGGTCAAACCGCAGGGAAATTTGTAATGCGATATTGGGACGGGTCGTCCGCACTAAGTAGTTCTACCGAAATTAACAGGGGAGAATGGGTTCATTTAGCCGCGACTTTGGACGGCTCTAATTTGATTTACTACGTCAACGGAAGCGCCGACAACACGGTTTCTATGGGCATGGGAACAACAAACACAGGTGACTTGCGGATTGGTATTCATCCTAGCGATATTAGACCTTTCCCCGGGTTAATTGATGAAGCGGCTATATTTAACACAACTTTAACTGCGAGCCAAATATCCAACATATATAAAGGCGAAGCAAGCGGAGGGAGCGGTGGCACAAACGGAGTGCCTGGTGATCTTAGCACGTTTAATCCCGTAGCATGGTGGAGAATGGGAGACGGAACTGAAGCAGGATCGGGTACTACGGTGTATGATATGTCCTCAAACTCCAACAACGGAACGCTCACTAACGGCCCGACATATTCTTCTGACGTACCATCATGAGCCGAACATATTGTATAATTGAACAGTCCGACGTTGCTGACGTTGACTTTAGCCAAGTATTCGAGACGAGCGCCGCCACTCTAAGATACAACGTTGCAGGAGACAAAACTTTCGTCAAGTACGAGGGCGCAAAACCTCGATTTTTGTATGGCAAGGACACTTACACGCATTCGCAAATTATGACAATATTGGCAACTGACGAATGGACTCCGCCCGAATCTGAATGAAACGCACGCACATGATACTTTTGGTAGATGGCATACTGTTATTAACCCTTGTGATACTCAAGGGAGGATAACCTGGTGGAAACCTACATATTCCTCGGACTGTCGGTTGCGGTAAGCGTAATCGGATTTTTTCTAAAGCGAATAAAGGAAGAAGTGGACGTGCAAAAAGCCAAGAATGCAAAGCTGGAGATCGGAGTAGCCCGGCATTACGAGAAGATCCGAAACATCGAAAAGCTTGCCGAGGATCGGCGCGAAGACGTGAAGAGAATATTTGAACTCATAGGAAAGAAGTGAGCGAAGAAGGAGAAATAAACGAGAACGCATCTGCAAAGGTGCAACTTGCATTTGCCGCAAAAGTGATAGCTTTGGTGGGTACTGCGGTTTGGGGCTATTCAGTAATTGTCAACCGCCTGAACACAATCGAGATGGATCAGCAACGGATGCAACATGAGTTGGAATTGAACTCGGAATTTAGAATCAAATGGCCAAGGGGTGAGATTGGTTCACTACCCGCTGATGCTCAACAGGACATGAAAATCCAACATCTTGAGGGAAGGGTGGATAAGATTGATGGACACGTAGATAACTTGAGGTACGGGGTTAATGGCGGAGGAACAGAAAACTAATGTTCGAGCTACTTGCTTTGTTTCTGACCGGAGGAGGGTCTGCCGCAATGGGGTCGATCCTCAAGGGTGTGTTTGGAGCAATGACGGATTCCCGTCAGCAGAAGTACGAAATGGAAATGGCGCGGGAGGCGCGGAATAATGAATTTGCAATTGAATATCAGAAGAGTCTTAACTCAGGCCCAGGTGGTGCGTTCACTCGCGCTACTCGCAGGATGCTTGCTCTTATTGGGATGTCTACGCTCGCGTTCATCACCTGTATCACCACCGTCTACCCAAGCGTACCGCTCATCAGTACAACAAACATTACAGGAGAAGGGCGGAGAGAGTTTCTTTTCGGACTCCTCAGTTTTCCAGCGGAGCAAGCCCCTTTGGTCGTTACAACAGGACATATTGCGCTCTTCCAAGCAACCGTTGTCCTCCCCATGATCGTGGGCTTTTATTTCACACCGGGAGGAAGAAGATGATTGATCGAGACGTTTTATGGGGATTCGGAGGGACACTTGCAACCTTTAGCGGGTCTTTGCACGAATGGATAGGTGTGGTGGCTGGTTCGCTCACGATTGTTTTTATGTCGTTTAAAATTTGGCATGAGATAAAAAAACGCAAATGAGTAGGTATCGATCATACGGCAGACTTGATGATCAGGTTGCAAGCGAAGGAGATCAAGGCTTTCGCGGTATTGATTCATACCTTGAGAAGACCTCGCTCGAAGGTGGATTCGTAGAGACTTCCGAGAATATGAGATTGGTTGGTGACTTGGCGGAGACACGCAAGGGCATAGACTTCCTTGCGGGTGCAGTTACGCTTACTTACTCAGCAGGGACTGAACAGGTATTTGCATCAACGCTCTTCAGCGACCCGGCAACGGGCGTAGAGTTTGTCGTAGTGATTATCCCGGTAGTGAAGTAGTCGCTACCGCAGACGGAGCGAGTTTCGTACAGTCGATGGAGAAGTTGATTTTGTTTCGTGGCAAGAACAAGACCCCGCTCGAATGGGACGGGGACTATTCAAGCCCGACTGATTTCGTAGTGAAGGCAAACGCATCACCTGGAGGTGGAAACATACAATGTCCGAATACTGATTTTGGCGTGTTCTTCAGAAACCGACTTATCATCCCACAACCTACGGATTCCAAATATTCGATCTTGATGAGTAACTTGTTGGACACGGACGTCTATACTCCGAGTGACGCACAGTTTAGAATCAACAAGGGGTCAGCGGATTTCCTCGTAGGATTTTTTCCTTACCAAGAAGACCAGCTCATTGTGTTCATGCGTAATAGCATTCACATGATAAACAACATTGCGACAGTAAGTGCTGCCAATACTTACGAAATCACCCGTCAGCATGGATGCGTAGCTCGCAAGAGTATTGCTCAGTCAGGCCCGCAAACCTTCTTCCTGAGTGACAATGGAGTTATCGTCCTTAGTCCCGGTACTGATCCGGCTAAGGGATTGGGGGTCGCAATAAGCAAGGTATCGGGAGAAACGATTCCGATGACCCGTCAAATCCAAGACCAATTTGAGGACGTGAACTTCGCTCATGCGGACAAAGCGTGTGGCGTGGTGCATGACAACAAATATTTCTTAGCAGTACCCACGGGTAGTTCTACCGTGCCTAATGCGATATTCGTATATAACTTGCTCACCTCCACTTGGGTAAGCGTGGACAGTTATCCCGCAATGGCGGGAAGCTTGGCATTCCACGTGGATGATTGGGTAATTTGCTCGCATGGTAGCAATCCTACGAAACGCAGATTGTTCGCTTGCAACGATACCGGATGGTATTTGATGCATGAGAACGCTTCTGACGATAGCGGTAGGAAGATCGGAAGTTCGAGCGAGTCAGGCACTACCGCAATACCGGGAAAACTCGTCACTCGGGCATACACTTTGGGCAACCAAGAGGTCAAGCGTTGGAGACGCGGACAATTGGGAGTCAACACGGTTAACAACGATGCGTTTAATATAAAGGTAAATACGCTCGATCCTGACGCTTCCACTACCGTCCTGAGCCATACCGCAAGCGGGACTGAAGAAGCCCTTCTACGCTTCGGTACGGGACGCACAAGGGGGTATGGCGCGCAAGTCGAGATAAACGTTACTGCGGGTAGGCCGAGCTTTAGACACGTCTCCTTGGATGCGATCCAAGATGGAGCGAACATCAGAACGGAGGTTGCA